TATCAATATATGAATTAATTCCTAATTCAATGTCTGGTGGTGGTTGAAGAAAACGATAAAATTGTTGGTAATATAAATTAAAATTAGGAGCCACATAGGGATAGTTATTATCATGATCCATGACATCACGAATTTGATATAGTTGATTAATTGGACGAAAAGTAACGTTAATTTGTAATTCATTGTATTGTAATGCAACCAAAGGAAACGCCATTTGAGATTTTAAATTAAACCAGGCATTCAATGGAATATATATAGTTCTACTTCTTATAGATGGTTCAGGTCCAACTTGTTCCGCTGTATAATAAGCATTTGGATAAGAATTAACACGAGTTCCTGCATTACCTGGATCATTTAATTCTGGTACATTTCCAATCATTTCATTAAAAAGTGCCAATTTTTCACTAGAAAAATCTCTTTGTACAGCAGCCAATAAATAATCCCCGGAAAATTCTTGAAGTTTCTGATTTCCACACGTTACTGTAATTGAACTAATCATTTTTGCACCAATATTTTCAATCCATTTAAATTCATAAGGAACCCATTTTGTTCTTACTGTATCAGGATTAGTAGTTTGATCTTGATTGTCTGATGGAGGAAAAATAGGAGACCATATATTTGGTAAATCTACGGAAAGATAAGTATCCATTAATAAGTCAGCATAACGAGGAATTTTAAATGTAAAGGACGATTCTTCCGTAAGACGTAGTGTTTTTGAACCTTCAAAATCAACCCTAAACTTTTGTAGTCCAAAGTTGGTGAATTTGGCGTAAGTTGCTTTAAAAAAAGTTTTCGATGGATTTCCATTTAGAATAATACTTTGTTGTCCTTGAGATGATAAATTTAATAAACCTCCTGGCATATTTATTATATTATATGTTTATTATTTAACTATTTTTATTTGAAGAAAAATATCTTTTTTATAAATAATTACAATAAATAATTACAATAAATAATTACAACAAGATATAAAAAATTATTTACAATATTTTTTACTCTATTATTATAAGTATGTCTGGAATAACAAATGTCAATGTGAATAATATCTTACATATAGTGAAAAATTTAAAGGAAGATTTTGTTATTACCTTTATTTATGTAACTATATTAATAGTTATTATCCTAGTTTTAGTCTACATTTATCGAATTAAAAATCTTGAAAATAAAGAATGTAATTTTCTTACCAACATTTATGGAAATATAAATGGACATATTCGTTCCTTAAATCCAAGTGACAATGCATGTAAATACAAATTTTTAGATTATTATATTAAAACAGCTTACAATTGTTGTAGTGGTGGAAGTTACAAAAATGATTTTGTTTCCTTATGTGCACTAAAAAACGTTTTGAAACAAGGTGTAAGAGGATTAGATTTTGAAATATATTCCATCAACGATAAACCAGTAATTGCTACTTCTACTGAAGCTAGTTATTTTATTAAGGAAACCTTTAATTCGGTGGATTTTGGAGATGCTTTAAGAACTATTATTAGTTATGCATTTTCAGGTAGCACTGCACCTAACCCAACGGATCCTATTATAATTCATTTAAGAATAAAAAGCACTAATCAAACAATGTATACAGCAATGGCTGAACTTTTTGAAACTTATAATCGATTTTTTTTAGGAAAAGAATACAGTTATGAAAATCAAGGTACTAACTTAGGTTCCACTGATTTACTTACTTTTAATGGAAAAATAGTACTAATTGTGGATAGAATTAATACGGCATTTTTGGAGAATATAAAATTTTGTGAATATGTAAATATGACAAGTGACTCTGTATTTATGCGTGCTCTCCCTTATTATGATATTAAATTTACTCCTGATATGACAGAATTAATTGAATATAATAAAACTGGAATGACGATTTCTTTTCCAGATAAAGGTGTAAATCCTTCTAATCCTAATGCAATGGTAATAAGAGAAGCAGGATGTCAAATGATTGCTATGCGTTATGAATTTGTAGATACATATTTAGAAGAAAATACGGCTTTTTTTGACAATGCAGGATATGCTTTTGTATTAAAACCAGCGAGGTTGCGTTATATTCCAGTTACTAATCCAATGCCAACTCCTCAACAAACAGATTATTCTTATGCAACAAGAAATTATGCTACCGATTATTATAATTTTAATATTTAATTTGAAAACTAATTTGTGTAAAAAATATCATATTTTGCATATTATATTTTTAATGTTGACTTGATTAATCAGTGTAAACCTAAACAAATAATTTACACTATTAATTTAATAAAAATTTAATCTTTCATAATATTAATTAAAAAATTAGATGTAAGTTCATCACTATATGCAGGAGACCCTATATATGGTATAGGTATAGTTCCAGATGATAAAATCGATTCTGGTATTCCATAAACAAACCATGTACCTGTTTCAAAATTAATATAAAATGATATACCTGAAAATCCATCCCATAAAAGTGTATAGTTACTGAAACCATAAGTTGTATATGATGTTAAATCTCTATTAATACGAGCAAATCCCATACACCAATTATCATTTGTATTATTAAAATTATCATATGGATATGGGAATGATTGAACTGATGAAGATGTAATTGGTATTTTAGGCGAAATTAAATAATTAAAACTTTCTGGTTTTAAAATCATTTTTCCATTATAGTATCCATTATTTGAAAGTAAACATAATAACTTTCCGTAATCTTTAATACTTGACATTAGAGGAGCATTTGTTAGTACTTGTAATTCTGGATATGCAATATTATTATACATACAACCTAATATTTTAGATATACCATCATCTGGATAGTCGGTTATCCAAACTAATTTTCCTATAGGATCATTATTATTATAAGTTGAATATTTAGGATCACAACCATATCCTGACCAAGTTTTAATATCATTTATATCAAATACTTGTGTTAATCCTAAAGAGGTTGCTCTTCGAAAACTAGAATTAATTATATTAGCTCTTTTTGATTCTGGAACAACTTCTTGAGGAACCACATAACTATTATCCATGGCTAAAGGTTCAAAAAATTTAATTCTAGCATACTCTGCATAATTTTTATATCCTGCAATTTTTAAAGAAGGGTCTAATATTGCCCCTAAAAATAGATATCCAGTATCATATGCGGATGGTAAACCATTTGTACCATATGGTAACACATTTTTTGAATATGTTGCAGGCTTACAAAATAGTGGTAATAATCCACTGCAATTAGCATAAATTATATCTTTTAAATAATTAGAAAGTGTATCTTCAATAGTATATCCACTGTATAATTTAGATGCTACATTTAGTGCATTTCCTTGTATCATTTGAGTAAAATAAGTAGCGGTTTGTAAATATGCACCTAAACCAATAACTGAATTATCAGCTAATATTTGTTCTCTTATTCCAAATCCTGGAGTAAATAATAATACAAATAAATCAGCACATATTATAAAATCAGTACTTAAACCAATATTTAGATGTAATAAATCGTTTATTGTAATATCTTTCCAGTTAAATGTATTTGTAGTTGCTTTATAACTATTTACATCAAATGGAAACGTATCTTTATTTAATACTTCAATATTAGTATAGTATGTTCCAATACCATCAAAAATTTTATTAATAGAATATAAAGTTGATGATGGTGTAATAATATTTTCCTCAATCATCTTTGTACAAACTAAACCTGTTAATAATTTACCACCAGAAGCCCACCACATTATACTATTTTCATTAAATTCACTATTTACACTAGATTTACCTATTCCAGAAAAAAAAGATTGATTACTTTTACTATTTCCTCCATGAATAAATGCACCTTCATGATTATTCTGGTATTGTTCTAAACTTAATAAAATATTATTATATATATTTTTTGAAATAGTTTGTCCGTAACCAATATGAATTTTAATATCATCAATTTGTTTTTGAAGTTTTAATATCGTTTCATTTTCTGTAAAAATTTCATTTATTGAATTAGTTAATGCAATATTATTTGATAATTTTAATGCATTTTCAGAAGAAATTTTCATTGCAATACTACTTGAAATTTCAATAGCATTATTCATTGCATCATTAAATGTATTTGATGTTGCAGTAGCAGTTGCAGTAGCGGTTTCTGTTGCAGTAGCACTTGCAGTTGATGTTGTTGTTTCACCTGTTGTTTCATCTATTGCATATGCTGAAGATGATGCTGTTGATATTGAAAGTGCAGTAGATTTTGCAGAAGCTGAAATCATTTATATTTTACACAAATAATTTAATTTTGTTAAATTTAAAAATCATTATTTATTGATTTAAAAAATAAAATTATGTGTATAAAAAATAATGGCTACTCGCAGATACAAATCAAAAAAACATATTGGTAGAAATATAAGTGATAACTGTGTTTTGTATCATTTTTCTTTTTGGTCGGTGTAATTCATCAAATTTAAAAGATACGTATTACTAAAAATATAATATTTAGGATATTTTTAGTAAAATGTTATATTATAATGAAATCAAAAAGGTTACGTAGACATTATTTAAGAAAAAGAAAGTTAACTCGTCGTAATAGAAAAAGAGGTGGTGTAACTAACCCATTTTTAAAACCATCTTCCTTTTCCTTTGCAAATACAATTGATTGTAGTAAAATGGATGTGGATGCAATCAAAAATATGAAAGAATTACATTCTAGGTATCAAAAATGCTGTCCAAAAACGTTGCTCGGATATAAAAACAGTTCACCTATATGTAAAAAAATGGAAAACAACTTTAATCAATTATGGAAAAAAGAAAATGATTCACATGCTGCATATGGATATGAAAATACACCGACGATAACTCCAACGCCTTAATTTACTACAGGAATTATTTTTTTGTCTGTGTAATATATGAAAGATGATAAAAATGTATGCAATAATAAAATGAAATACAATGAATGTGAATTAGCTATTTTAAGAATGCAAGTCGACAAAGCACAAGAAAAAATGTCAAGAAGAATAGTAAATTCACCTGAAATAAAAGATATGTTTCATTTAGTAGAACAATTTATTAAGAAAAAAAATCTTGTTTGTTATGGTGGAATTAGTATCAATGCTTTATTACCTTCAGAAGCTAAAATTTATGATGAAGATATTGATTTGCCTGATTATGACATGTTTAGTCCAAATGCTATTGAAGACGCAAAAGAATTAGCAGATTTATTTTATCAAAATGGATATAGTGAGGTAGAAGCTAGATCAGGTCAACATTTTGGTACAAGTAAAGTATTTGTAAATTTCATTGGAGTTGCAGATATTACTGGAATTCATAAAGAATTATTTAATTCTATTAAGAAAAAAGCAGTAAGAGTAAATGGTATTTTGTATACCGATCCTAATTTTTTACGAATGTCTATGTATTTAGAATTGAGTAGACCAAGTGGAGACACTAGTCGTTGGGAAAAAGTTTTAAAACGATTAACTCTTATCAACAAATATTTTCCTTTGAAAAATATAAATTGCGATGAAATTGATTATCAACGAAAAATGGTGGATGATAAAAATGCGGATAAAATATTTGAAATTGTAAAAAATACCTTTATTCATGAAGATTGTGTTTTTTTCGGTGGTTATGCTATTAGTGAATACAGCCAGTATATGCCAGACAGTTTACGTAAAAGAGTGGAAAAATATGCGGACTTTGACGTTTTAGCTAGAGATCCTAAAACTACTGCTGAAATTGTAAAGGAGAGACTATCACAAGAAGGGATCAAAAATGTGAAAATAATTAAAAGGGATAATATTGGAGAAATCATTCCACTTCATTACGAAATTATGGTTGGTAGAGATACTATTGCTTTTATTTATAAACCAAATGCATGTCATAGTTATAATGTAGTGATGTTACATGGGAAAAAAATAAAAATTGCGACAATTGATACTATGCTTAGTTTTTATTTTGCATTTTTATATGCAAATAAAAGTTATTATGATCACGAAAGAATATTGTGCATGGCAAAATTTCTTTTTGATATTCAACAAAAAAATAGGCTAGAACAAAAAGGGTTGTTAAAGAGATTTAGTATCATCTGTTATGGTCATCAGGAAAGTGTAGAAGAAATGAGAGCAGAAAAAGCGAAAAAATTTAAAGAATTAAAAGATAAACGTGGAACTAGAGAATTTGAAGAATGGTTTTTAAGTTATCGTCCTACTGATAAAAAGAAAGGAGAGAAAGATAAAGGAGAGAAAGATAAAGGAGAGAAAGATAAAGGAGATAAAGATAAAGGAGATAAAGATAAAGGAGATAAAAAAAAGAATAATAAATATTTCAAAAAAACATTCAAGTTTCGTACATGGAAAAATAAAAATAAACCCTCTAAAAATAAAAACGAGCTGTATTAAATAATTTTACATCATTTTTACAAGTTCATCTACAGTATAA